GGTTTGAAGGCGGCCACTGGGAGAACACTGCTCAGTATAACCCCCTTAACACAACCTTGAGAAGACAAGGTTCCTCATCTATGAATCATGTTGGAGTACAGAGCTATACCTCTTGGGACCAGGGCTTTAACGCAACTGTTGAAACACTTACTGGTAATAAAGCTAGAGAACGCGGATACACCGACATTGTAGATGCAATTAAAAAAGGTAATAAAGAAGCAATTCTTACTGCTGTAAACAACTCTGCATGGAGAACTGGTAAGACTGGTGGACACGGTGCTTATAAAGGGATGCTTGGCTCTGAAGGTGGAGACTACGGCCAGGGTCCTGGTAAAGGACCTGGTTCAAAAGAAACCGACGATGGGAAGTTCAGCATGGCAAGCTTCCTTAAGTCAACTAACCCTGGCGCAAGTCTTCTTTCTAGTTTTGTAAAAGACTTTATTAATCCAGCAGGTGCGGCAATGACCCCAGGTAGTGCTACCTATAACTACGGCGGCGTGACTATTAACCTAAGCGGAGGGGGAAGCCCAGAAGCAAACGTTGCAGCATTAAAGGCGGCACTAACCAACCAAGAAACTATCAGTAAGGCAGCGGGGTCATAATGTCAGGAAAGTCAGCAAAACCTAAAGACTTAAATAAGAAGACCGCTGCCAAAATTCAGCTGCCATCCTTTGGGGCTGGAAGCCGCGGATACTATAGAACGTACGACCAAAATGCCCTTGCTGCAATTGCTAAAGCAAATGCAAATAGAAACACTGTTGGTCCTGCTGTTAGTCGAGGAGCTAGACCATCAAGCACTGGTCTGCCGTCCCCTCTTGAGGCTCAACTCATTGCAGCCAACAATAAAAAAACTGATACTAAAGGTAAAGGTAAAGGTGGCAAGAAAGATAACAAAGAAAAACCTGTATCCATGCCCCCTAATGAACCGCCTACTGACTTTGAATTTAACTTACCACCTCATGCGTGGAGCCTACCAGTAAGGCCAAGCACTGTAGTTGGAACAGAGTTTACAAACGGCGCATTAACTAATGAGACCATCCATAGAGAAAGACGTGGGCTAATTTGGCACTGGGATGCAGGTGAACTCATTTCTTCAACAGATGCTGAAGGCGCCACCTCAACCGCTGCAGATGAGCAGGAGAAGTTTGATAAAACTAATAAAAGCAAGCTTGGAGCTAACTCAGTAAACAATTATCGATGGGGTTTTCAGTTTCTGTGGAACCCAGAAAACATTTCAACTAGCATTGAAAGAAACATGTCCGTTACACCGTCTTCTGCTGACAGGTTTCGTTCAGTTGCTGGTGCTTTTCCAGGGCAAGAAAGCTATACCTTTACACTTACCTTAGACAGGGTAAATGACTTTGCTTGTATTAAAAACTTTTTGCCGCCAAAAAAGAATCCAGATACTGGGAAAACAGAGTTTCAAGCTGACTTAATAGATTTTTACAAACACGGCTATGGCACAGTTAGTGAATCTCAAATGCGAACTAAGATATCTAACCTTGCTAAATACGGTACTATGGCTGACCTTGAGTACCTGTTTAAAGCGTTAAACGGAAATGGTAAGGGGTCTAACCCAGATAAACCAGGCGCTACTTGGTCAACCCTATTAAAGAAACCTACTGCAAATATTGGATTCTTATCGCCATCTCTTTTGGCATTTAGGTTTGGACCAGACGCAACTACATCGTTGTCTTTTGTTGGTTGGATTGTTAACCTTGGCATTAATCACACCATGTTTACTGAAGATATGATTCCTATTAGAACAACTGTTTCCTTTTCTTGTTCAGCATTTGCTGGCTCTACAATCGCTTAGGAGTAACCATGACTATATATGCAGGCTCTAGATACGAATACTCTTTAGTAGACTTCTTTTCTGTACGAGTTGGGGAGTCTGAAAACCCTACTGTATTTTATGACTTCCCAGACCTTGGGTCACTGCAGTATTTCTCCCACGTGTTTACACAAGGAGAACGTCTAGACCAGATAGCTTTTAAATATTATAAGAGACCAGGTATGTGGTGGTACATAATGGACCACAACCCAGAAATATCTGACCCACTAAACATCCCTGCGGGAACTATTCTTAGGATACCAAGTGCGTAGACCTATTTCTATTAACTTTCCAGATGCTCAAGGAGAGCAGCCTTTATATATTTACAAGGCTGTTCTATACCAAAAAGTATACGAGCATGAGATGCTCGTTATTACATACAAAGATTGGAACCCTGCGTTCTCATATATAAAGCCTGGAACCCCAGTTGAAGGAAGACTACAAGGAACAACAAGCAGTAGAAACTTTAATGGCTACGTACACCATATACAGCCAAATGTTACTCCTGGTCAAAACTATACGGATGTTATCTGTATTGGTGGCTCTTTCCCTATGAAACAGGCATCTCAAAAAGTATACAGAAGCCACACAGCTGACCAAGTAGTAAAGTCTATTACAACAAAGCATGGTTTAAATTTTTTGGGAGTTCCGCATCCAAGAGTATTTGACCAAATATCTCAGGCTGGTTATACAGGATGGCAAACAGCAGTAAGGTTAGCAAAGCAAATTGGGTACACACTTCGTGCGGAAAATACTGAGGTTTACTTTGAACCTATACTAAATGACTATCAGAAATACAGGCTTCAATCACCTAAGTTTGTAATGCGAGACCTATCAAATCCTAAAGGTTCTACCATATACTCTTTTAGTCCAATTATTGGTGAATCTATTGACTGGGATGGGGATGCTAAAGCTGCGGTTGCTGTATCAGGCGTTGACCGATTTGCTAAAGTGCCGATGACACAGACTAAGCAAAAAAGAAATCCAAAGACTAGAGCCGTATCTCAAGAAGAGTTTTTTGATAGGTTTGCTACTTTAGTTGTTAGCCCAAACGCAGAGATAGCTAAGTATGAAGCAGATGCGGCAGAGGCAAGGACATCATTTCCTTATAGAGGAATCGCGGTAGTTCTTGGGGACCCTTCAATACGACCTAACATGCCTATATATCTTCAAGGAGTGGGGTCTACTTACTCTGGGTATTGGACAACTTTAAGTACAGAGCACACAATCGTAGAAACAGAAAGAAACGTGTTTACTTATACAACTACGGTAAACGTTGGCTCTGACGCCGTTGGTGGTGCTAATAGGTGGTCTGACGGAAGCCTTATTGAAGCGCCACCAGATACCCCTGCTCGTTTTATTTCTCCAGGGGTTACTCAAACTAAAAAACTTCCAAGAAGCAAGTTGGTTGCTAGCAACGTAAAAACTAGCAATAGAAAAATTGGTAGCTTTGGAAAAATTGATAATCGAAAGAAGACAACTTCCAAAGTAAAAACGCCAGCTATTTGGCGTGCAGCAAGTCCTACCCCTAGAATTCCCCCTGCTCCTAAAGTGAGTAAACCAAAAACAGTAACCAACAGGTTACGAGCAAAGGCAGGCAGGTAATGGACGATAAAAAGTTTTATGGTATCTATGCTGCAATAGTTATGGATATTGACGACCCTGAAAAAGATAATAGAATTCGTGTACAGGTGCCTCAATTATTTGGGGAAGAGTCCACTGATTGGGCTAGAGGTTGCCTACCAGTTACAGCAAACGCCGACCATCCAGACCATAAACAGCATCTAGCTGCTGAAGTTGCGGCGTTGCTAAACGCACACGCAGACCATTCTGTGTCTGTGTCAGGCACCTCTGGACCAGCCACAGTCAGCACCTTTGGTTCCCATACCCACACCTTTAGCGCTACTCAAACCCTAACTCACACCAATAACCACACAGGCAACAGCTTAACTCTTGACCATGAGCACGTTGACACAGTGGACGCTGATAAAAAGTGGAATGACGACCAAGAGCAAACGATTGCCAGTACAGCAGAGCATACACCGCATAGACTAGTACCTAAGCTAGGTCAGAAGGTCTGGGTTATGTTTGAGGGTGGAGACCCTAATTTTCCAGTATGGATGGGAGTTGAGCTATGACAGAAAGAGCTATCTCTTTACCTTTTGCTTTTAATTCCCTGGGTGAAATTTCGTACACAACAGACGAAAAAAAGATTGTTCAAGACAGGGTTACAATTGCCATAATGACACGCTTTGGGGAAAGGGTTATGCGCCCTAACTTCGGTAGCACGGTTCATAGGGCTTTGTTTGAAAACATAGATGGAGCTATAGATATAATTAACTCTGCTGTAACAACCTGTTTTGCAACATGGTTAACGGAGCTAGAGTTAATAAGCACCGACTCTACAGTAAATGAATCTGATGGTTCTATTGAAGTAAGTGTTGAGTACAAAAGAGGATTAGTGGCAGAAAGCCAGACCATAAGAGTAAAGAACGCTCTTTTATCTAGGTCTGGGGAAGTTATTAGAGAGGTATAACGATGGCAGATAACTACGTACCGCAGGTAGACTATACCTCTAGAGACTACGTGTCTTTAAGAGAAGAGCTTGTAGAGCTTATTCCATACTTTGCCCCTAAGTGGACCAACCGCGACCCAGCGGATTTTGGCATGGTATTGCTAGAGTTGTTTGCCTATATTGGAGACCAGCTTAACTACTACATCGACCGTTCAATTAATGAGTCGTTTATTACAACCGCTAGCCAGCGTGATAACGTACTAAAACTTGCACGTCTTTTAGGATATCAACCAGTAGACTCAACAGCCTCGACTGTCCTACTCAGTTTCTCTAACGCTACCCTCAATCCAATTACAGTACCCGCTAGAACACAGGTAGCAACAAGCGTCACAACCAGCGGTGAGACTGTACAGATTGTCTTTGAGACTGACGAAGCGGTTATTGTTCCAGCTAAAGTGG